ACCATGCCCACCCTTATATACAGGGGGAGTTGGTTCGAAAAAAATTTTCAAATTTGGTTTGGTTTAGTTTGTGTTTATTTTTTCGTTCACTCGTGGGGCGCACACACACACTTCGTCCCAAGCCACAAGGGCGGACGAAGTGTGTGTGTGCTCCTATACGGTGACCCTGTACTGGAGTCAAATATATTTTTTGCTAGGCAAAAAAAGCGGACGAAGCAGTGTGTGTGCAGCCTTCCGGCTCCCCTACCTGGAATCTTTTTTTTAAGGGTCACGGTAATGAAGGGTAGTGCTGAGTTGATAATAGGCAATGTTATCAGTGACGAGAGTACCATAGGCGTCAAATGGAGCCGCCATAAAGTAGATATCACCATCATTGTGAGTCACAGCTCCGTCGTTGGGACCGAACTTGAGCTCACGCTTATATGGGATCCACAAACTACGGGTATACACATACTCGTCGGTAGCGTTGTCCATGGAACCGTCGTGCGGTTTCCAAGTGTGTACAGCCAGGACTTTGACATAGTCGGTATTGGGGCTATCCAGTAGAACATTGCCTGTAATGTTTTGGAACCATCTTGCTGAAAAAATTCGCGTAGGCATAACCTTGACCTTTTGGAACCTTCATAACGTAGATCTTGAAGGTCACGTTAGGTCTATCGGATTTTTGTCCCAGCAGCAAACGCAGCTTGAAGCCGGTAGTGTAGATGCGATCACCAATACGCTGATCATCACCAGTGCCTTCAGCAGGCATCTGGTTATCCGTGTTGATGCGATAGGTGTTGAATGTGTTGTGATACAACTCATACTTACCAGTGTTGAAACTCTTATGCTTGGGCTCTACCTTGCGCATTACTACGGACTTGGCTATCTTTTTCACTGTGTTCACTGTCATACGAGATCGGGAGCGTTTGGTATAACGTCCTTTATTGAAACGTCGAACGGGCATGCGCTTACGCTTGTAGGCCATGTTGGCCAAACTAGGTGGGTCTTATATACTACTCGACTACTTCTATGGAGGTCACGCGTCGATCGAAGGCTCCCTTGTTAAGCTCGTCTAGCTCGCCCCACCACTTGCTTGGGGCCTGGTTGCTGGTGAAGACGATGACCTTGGGTTTCCACCAGATGAATCCTCCCTTGACAGGAACCTGGATAGGGTAGCGGTCGCAGAGCCGCTTCCAGAGAGAGAACGGCGGGACTTGTCCAGCTTCAACATCGTCAAATAGGACAACATCGCAATCACACTTATCAAACCACCTTCCAAGGTTGTCGGGTGCAATAGTGTAGCCAGCTGTTCCATATGTGTCATCAAGCCACTTAGTCTTTCCTGTACCAGCGGGTCCAATTCGCAGATACACTTCGGGGGCGTCTCGATTGTCTTTGATCTGCCTGTACCTTATATACTGACTGTATGTTTCCGCAAACCTGTGCATGCGTCCAACTGCGTTGAACATAGACACGTCTTCATAGGCAATGTCCAGGGGCTTATCGCCCCTGTCAAGACGGAACTTAAATTCCTGAAGATCGCTGCGCTCTCCCTGGCGCGGGCGCTCGCCAAACTCGATAAGCTGGCCTTCCTTGCTGCAGTAGTTTTCGTTATCAGTGAACGAGCCACGCATTTTCTCAATATGAATCTTGGGAAAAAGCTTACGCCATGCTGAGTGGCGCATGGCTCGGCGCGAGTAAGCATATGCCTGCATATGCCAGCGCCCTGTGCKGGGACATGTCTCCTCCGCGTAAGCGAAGTACGTCAGCTTGTCCTTGAGCCGTTCCCAGTCGGCTGCGCTAGACTGCTCCCTATAGATGGTCATGCAGGCCCCGCGAAACGGTGCGGTTTGCTCTGTAGCAGATGTAGCAGAAGTGGGCATGGGTAATACTG